CTTCGACTTCAAATTCGTCTAGGTTAAAATCTTCGTCAAGTTCTTCATCATCATCATCATCTTCATCATGAGATGTTTCATCAACTTCTTCATCATCAGAATCTTCATCAACTTCTTCATCAGAAGCTTCATCAACTTCTTCGTCGTCAATTTCATCTTCTAAAAGATTTTCATAAATTTCACGTGATTTCTCTACTACAATAGTATGGAAAAGATCTTCTGCTGCAACTTTGTCTCCGTTGACTAAGTGTTCAAGCATATCTTCGAATTTTTTTGTATCTGCCATTTTAATCTCCTATAAAGTGTTTACCTATGGTAAGGCTGTCAATTGTATTTACACAATACTGTAAAATACTGGGAGAAACAGGCTCAAAACGGCTAATTTTTAAAACTTTTACTTAATTTGTAAAAATTTTAATAAAATCAGTTATTTGCATAGTACTATAATTACTAAAAATATTTAGTTCTTCTGGATTATAATTATCTTGTGCTATAACTCGAATATAGTTTATTTTAGGATTTTCTCTAACAACGGTTACTGTTTGTTTAAGCCAATTGCCGTGATACGTTGCACCGTCTAATGATTTTTTATAATTTTCAGTATCTGCATATATGTTATTAAACTTATCTCCTGTATCTTTTCCTTTAAAATCAAAGCCTAGTATGAATACTTGTAAGGGAGAATGGCTGCTTGCAAGCCACAATGCTGTAGGACCACTACTCCATCCTTTACTAGGTTGAAAAAGATTAAGATGAGACATACTACTATATGCCTTGTTTGGATTAGTCCAAACTTGTGAATTTTTATATTGATATTTGTGTTTGTTAATTTCTAAAATCATTTTAACATCAACAGCTACTAAGTAGTCAGGATCAAATTCTCTGTACAGTGCATTACAGCCAAATATTTTTCCGTAAGGCTTTAAATTGTTAAGGTTGACAGGTTGCCTACTTAGGCCATTGCCCAAAACAAAGAATGTTTGACTATTATTGGATGATGTGTTAATTACTCTAGGTGTAATAACTTTAATAGATTTAGCTGCTCGTTTTTCAGCTTTTTCTATTTGTTTTTTTTCTTTTAATTTACGCCATTGGTCTTTTGTGTAATCAGCTTTGTTTAGTTTCGCCATTAATCTTAAACACCTGCTGCAGCCGCCTGTGCCGCTAGGCCGTACATTTGTCTTACAATGTCTAACTCTTTAGACTTTTCTGTTTTATGAAGTTCAGCACCTTTTCGAGCTCTGTTAATTTGCGATAATGTTAATCGAGTTTTTCTAGTATCGTCGGGTTCTACAATTGACTGATCAAATTCCGGGTCATAACGATTGTCCTCAATTGGATCAAGTGTTTGTTTGTCAAAATAAAATAATTCACGTAGTATCATACTATTATTTATGCCGTTGGGGGAGTTGGTGCTCCGGCGCCAGGCACCTCTCCTGTTACTGTGTCTGGTGGAGTGTCTGCGCCACCGTCTTCTGGTGATAGATCAGTATCAAGTATATCTTCTGCACCCTCAATATCAGCACTAATACCTGCACTACTAATTCCAACGCTTCTCATTTCACCGCTGGCATCGCCTACTGGTGCTGTTAAGTTTTCGTCATTTTCTTCTTTCCAAAGTCTTTCATTTTCTGCAATCTCTTCTTTAGATAGACCCAAGAAACGTTCTAGTGCAAATCTATTAGACACATAAGGTATAGCACTCATTTGTGTAAACGTTGGTACACGAGCATTATCTAATTCTGATTGCCTGTATGCTGCAAAATTTTGCGGTGGTTGAAATTTTAAATCAAACATTGACGTATCAATGTTTATTCCTTTGTCTAATAGATATAATTTAAATTCTTTATCAAATGTTTCTGTTACAAGTCCTTGTAACCGTTCGCAATATTTGTTAAATCTTAATTCTTGAATAAATGCTGTTCCGACTCTTCCGTCATTGTAAGAACTAGCTGCATCATCAGCCCCGGTTGGTAAGTAGCTGCTAGGGATTCGTAAACCACGTACGAGCTTATTAGTAAAATATCTAAGGTCATCAATTTCTCCAAGGTTAGTTCCACCTGGTAGTGTTTCAACTTTTGAACCACGTCCTTCAGCAGTTTGTGGAAAGAAATAATCTTCGTTAATTGATAACGGATTATAACTACTATCAATTACATTGGTGCCTCCGCCAGTTGCACTAGGAATACGTCTTTGATGTATTTCTGTTTTTACTCTCTCAACAAAGTTCATTGCTAAGTGACTTGGCATATTACCTACGTCAACGTAAAATACTCTACGTTCTGGAGCTCGTTGCACACGATAGATAATAATAGCATCTTCAAGTAATTCTTTTTGTTTGTATACTTTAAAAATTCCTTCAAGCAAACTGTTACCGAAAGGATAATTGTTATCTAAGCCCTCTGACAAACTTAAATGTATAATATGTTCAGCGTTAACAGCAATCTCGCCGTCACTTGTTTGATATCTTGACCCTGCTTGTGCTGGAGGTTGTCCAGCCATTCCTCTTGCGCCACCTGTTTGATATCCAGAACCACCACCAGTTATATTACCATTAGTAATATGAGGAGTAGTTGCTACCATATCAACAAAATTAAAATTCATATCTTTAATAATATATTGTTCAGGTACTTTGCCTTCACTTTCGTTTACAATAATACGTGTTAGTTTTGCAGGATCAACATGAAACCATTTTTTAGTTTCTGGATCTCTAATAAACAATGCATCGCCGTACTTAAATACGTTTCTTATTATTCTAAACATGCGAGTTTGAAAGTTTTGTAATTTACTCCATTGCCTTAAGTACTGTCCTAAGATAGTTACTTCACTATTAGTTGCACTTTTATTAAATTCAAATTTAAAGTTAGTAGTATTTTCTTTATTTTCTTGAGCACAAAATTCTGCAAGGATATCAAGTGCTGCACAAACTTCTGAATCGTTATCCATTGTGTTATATTGACCATACCTATCAACACGATTTGGACTACCTACATACACATCTGGAAGATATGAACTATAATTAGACTTAGCTGGTCCTGGTTGCGACCCTGAACTTCTATTACTAAATGGCGAGTAACTACCGCTCATGTTATCTTCTGTTGTTACTGGGGTAAAGTATTTTTTCCAACTCATTAGCTTAATCCTGCTCTACTAAATGCGTTACCTATTCCGCCCAAATTCTTTGTAACTTTAGTCATATTTTTCTGTTCTATTAATTGACTGCCAACTCCTGAAGCTGTTCTTTCCATTGCATCTCTCATACTTGTAAATATTTCAGGATCAAATCCTAAACGTGCTAATGCGCCATCACCGGAAGTTTGGGCACTTATTGCTTCCATTGCTTTAGAAATTTGTTTATTCATTTCTTCTGTTATGTTTCCTTGACCTTTATCTGCTCTTACTGTATTTATTGCAGCCTTACTGCTTACTGCACCGTTCCTGAGAGGAGAACTAAAGTCATCTACTTGCGCCATGCTTGGTTTGCCTAGTGCTGCAACGTTCCTCTGAGTAGAACTACTAAAGTCATCTACTTGCGCCATGCTTGCTTTTGGTGAAGCAGAAGGTGCTTTTGATGTAGGTGTTTTATTAGTAGCTTGAGAAACTGAAACCTTTTGACTTTGGCCACCAAATATTTTGTCAAATTTGCTCATTATGAGTGATTGATTTTTACTTAAAGATTTAATAGTTGCATCATACTGACCAGCTTCTTTTATAGGAACTACTGATTCCCAATTGTGTAGTTTAACTAATGATTCTTTGCCCCAATTTTCAGCAGTTGAGGCTAATGTTTGAAGTCCAGCCGCTGCACTATCAACACCTGGTGAACCTGTTCTTCTATCAGGAGCGTTAGATTCTGTACCAACTCCACCGCTTTTCTCTCGAGCTTTAGGAGTAGGCAATGAAAACTCTTTACTTGAGCCAGTTAACTTAGCTCCTTTGTTTAAGGCCTCTATTAATTTTTTAGTATTGTCTTCTGTTTGTGGACCGTCTCGAAGACTCTTAATATCTGCCTGTACTTTAGTAAGTTCTGCACCTTTTTCAGAATTTGGAGCTTTTAAAATAGCGGTTTGAATTTGTTTTAATAACTCGTTTGTATCATTAACTGGTGTAGCTGTCGACAAGCCAGCTATTTTTTCATTTCCAAGAGTTATAAGGGAGCCAACGCCTTTACTTAGATCTTCAACCATTTTAACAGCATTAAAATCTGTCTTTATTTGCTGCATCAATGGACCAAGCGTATCGTTATAAAACTGCTCTGTAACTTTTTGAACTTTAACAGCTGCTTGAACCATTGCTTCTTGTCCTCGCAATGCTGCATCTAATACTTGTCTGTCACCCTTTACTTCTTCTCCAGGTTTTGCTTTGCCACCTTGAGAATCTTGTTCTTCCATAGCTTTAGCTCGTTGTTTAGCAAATGCTTGTTGTGTTTGATAATCAGTCCAATTTTCTCGTGATGCTTGCGCCATTATTCCTATTTGAGATTCGGAAGTTTTTGCATAAGAGTCTGCAAGTGCTGCTGTGACACTATTTGTGCCTCCTAACATTGCAAGTTCTTTATTTGCCAGCTTGTCTTTTGCAGCGGCTGCAGATAAAGTGCCTTGTAGTCTTTGATATTCTTTTTGGTTGCCTGCATCTTGTGCGGCTTTCATTTGGTCCATGACTGCCATAGAATTTCCAAATGCACCAGCTAACGCTGCTTGGTCACTGCTTGGGAATCCTTGGATCATCATATCTTTAAACAAATCACCAATACCACTAGCATCTGCTTCTGATGCTGCGTTCTTTAGAGCTTGTTGCATGCCTGCTTCCATGCCCATAGTTTTTGCTCTGAAGTTTCCTTCTCTTGCTAATCCAGCTTGTTGTTTCTTCAGTTCGTCATTACTTTTACCAGTTAGCTTTGATAGTAAATCTAAGTCCTTAGCATATGCTGCTGTTCGTTCTTGTATGTCTGATGCTGATGCTGCATCTTTACGTCCAGACATCATTGCCATGCGTTGCGTTTCTATCATGGCTTCGCCGATTTCTTCGTGTGTTAATCCAATATTTCTAAGTTGCATACCATATTGGTTATTGCTCTTAGCCATATTGCCTAACGAGTTTAGAAATGTTGTTGCGCCACCTTGAACAGTATCACCAAAGCCTGCTAATAACTCGCTGTTTGCTGAAACTAAACCGGTCATCTTGTCTATTGACAATCCTGCTCTTGTAGAAGCAGTTAACATAGCAGTAATACTGCCACCAAAATGTACGCCAGACTTAGTTAATTTCTGATATTGTCCAACTTGTTGTTCTATAACACCGGAAACAGCGGCAATTTTTTCACCAAACTTGCCAGTGCTTTTAGCAAATGCTGTAAATGTAGGAATACCTAAACCTAGTGAAGTTGAGGCTGCAGCTAGTTTTTGTGCTGCTTCGAGCGTTTTTTTAGACGCTGCATCATTATTT